TTAGCCGATAAAAAGCGTGCCGAGGATTATGCTAAATCCCAAAGAGCGGCAGCGGAGAAAGTCAAAAAAGACAAAGAAGACGCAGAAAGGAAAGCTGCCGAAACCGCTAAGAAAGTTCAGCAGGAAGTTCTAAAAAGCTACGAAAACGGAATAACCGAATTGCAGCTAAAGATAAGAGAATCTAATATCAGTATAGTAGACAAGCAGAAGGCACTAGAGGACCAAGACGCGCTAAACCAAGCTATCTTGGAGAAGGAACGTTACCGTCTCCAGCAAGGTCTGATCACCCAGCAGGAGTTCGACAACATCCGATTGGAGCAGCGCGTGGCGTTCCAAGAACAGGTAGCCGAACTTGAGAAGGCAGAGGAGGACAAGAAGAAAGAAGCAGCCGCCATTGACTTGGAGAACAAGCGTGCTATTGAGGAAGCCAGCATAACTAGTGACTTCGAACGTGAATCCCTTCGTCTAGAGCAGCAATATCAAATGGAAGTTGCGAACGCTGAGAAGACTGGGGCGGACATTTCTTTGATTGAATCCAAATACGCCCAAATACGGGAAAAGAGAGAAAAGGAACTGGTAAACGCCAAGTTGCAAATGACAGCTGATATCGCCGGGCAAATCTCTAATATCATGGGACAGGAATCAGAAGCCGGAAAAGCGTTTGCTCTGGCGCAGGCTACGATTAACACATACTTAGGTGCATCTAAGGCTATTGCGCAGGGTGGTATTTGGGGAGTAGCGCAAGCAGCGATAGTTATTGCCGCAGGACTTAAGCAAGTTGCTTCGATTATGAAAGTAAAAGAAGATGTTCCCAAAACGAACACCAGCGTTAAGAAATTTGCCAAAGGTGGTACCGTGTTTGGTGCTCCGCATTCACAGGGCGGTGTAACGTTCACCGGATCAAACGGACAGCAGTTCGAGGCGGAAGGAGGCGAGAATATGTACATCCTCAACAAACGTGCATCTCATGCTATAAATGCGTTGTCTGCTCTTAATCAGCAATACGGGGGACGGTCTTTTGGTAATTCTAATGCTTACCGATATGCACAGGGGGGAGGATTCGATGTTATCAGTACTCAATCTTATACGAATCTTAATCGGTCTATGTCTAAGCAAACGGTTGATTTGTCCGACAAGACAGTGGCAGCTATCGCACTTGCGTTTGTAGAAGGGGTAGAGAATGCTCCAAATCCGATAGTTTCAGTCCAAGATATTACCGATGTACAACAAAATCGTACAATTGTTATTGATTCCGCATTGGGCTAATTCGTATTTGCTACAATTTGCGGATAGTAAGTAGGTTGTAACAGCTATTTTTGTGTTGAAATATAGTTTATAATATAGAATGATTTATCTAGTAAATCTCTAATTTATGGATTTCAAGAAAATACGAATTATAGAGGCGGGACCGACCGCAAACGATTGGACGGATGAAGTTAACAGTGAATTAAAAACCGGGAAAATCGTTATTACGCCCGAATCGCTAGCGTCCCTTGTGGTGGCTGGTAGTATTCGCCCTATCCATTCTCGCCGGACACACAACGGTAACGATCTGCTGGACCAGTACATCGGTAGTTTCTCTAATTTCGTTGAGGAAAACGGAGTAGTCTACGCCGATCTGACCTTTTCGGAAGCTCTCTTAAAGAACTATCCGCAGGAGGCAGGATTTATGAAGGACATGATTGAAAAGGAACCGGAAATGCTAGGCGTTTCAGTCGTAGACCTAGACACTAAGGTGTGGAACGAAGAGAACCAAACATGGGACGTGACGAGTTTTGAAGAATTATTCACGTGTGACCTTGTAGGCTTACCAGCCGCGACAAGTTCGCTTTTTAATAACCAAAAATCAAAGAACAAAATGGGTCTTTTATCAAGCATTATCAGCACCTTTTCAAAGAAAACGGAGCTTAAAGAGGAAATCGTAGAAACGGTTAATGGTGAAAAGATCACTATTAAGGCAGCAGGAGAAGAGGCAGCCGTAGGTGACGAAGTAGTAAAAGAAGACGGAACCGCCGTGGAAGATGGTGAGATCACCGTTGATATCCCGGAAGAGGGAAAAATCGTTCTCGTGATCAAAGATGGCAAGATAGCCGAGTTCAAAGAGTACATGGACGAAAAGCCGGAGGAAACACCGGAGACAGAAACCAAGACACCGGACGAATTTTCTCAGCGTCTAACTGCTCTAGAATCATCTTTGAGTGAGATTAAAACAATGCTTTCCAAGCAAACGAAAACGCCACCTGTTGCAACTCGTACGGTGGGAGGCAAACCGAAAACAGATGCACAAAAAACGCAGCTTTCCAACGAGGAAGCACGCAAGAAAGCGCGGGAGGCGATGGTTAAGTTCGCAAAAGAAAAGTAATCACACTAAAATCATAGGAGACTATAAATTATGGCAATGACATTTACAGATTTAAATAATCTGAATATTAACTCACTGGCTGACGTCATTTCTTTGACTGTCGGGCTGGTTGGCGAAATGGAACGCGGTGCAACCGTTCTCTCTGGACTTGACAACAAAACGCCTATTGTTACTTTTGTAGCGAAAGATAAGGCACTTCGTAAGTCTGCTGGATGTGAAGGTACTTATGAGTACACAGATATGTCCGATCATGTAAAGTACTATGACTTCCAGCCTTTGGAGTTACCTATCGTTGTTTGTTTGCAAGATTTGTGGGGGAAGATGGTAGCTAAGGGTATTCATTTGTCGGACGATTTCGATGAAACTCAACTGGCAGGTTTCATGGCTTCGGAAGTACTGAAAGTTTTGGAGGCTGATTTGCTACGTCTCGCATGGCTGGACGGAACCAAGACAGGTGATGTTGCTTACAATATTTTCAAAAATGGTGGTTTCATTAAGCAAATGAAGGACAGCGCAGAAACTATCCTTCCTTTGCAGTTGACTACGGCTAGCGTAGAGGATACCATGAAGAAACTTATTGATTCACAACGCCCCGATCAAAAGGAACTTAGCGAGTTCTTCGTGACTTCTAATGTAATGCGCTTGTTTAAGAACTTAGTTCAGAGTAAGGACAACACAACTGCTCAGGAACATTTCGAGAACGGAAAAGCTGTGTACACTTTAGAAGGATACAAGATCAATGAACTTCCTCATGTATCAGCGTCTATGATCGCAGATGCAACAGACGAAGATGCGTTTATCGCGTTTACTCCGAAACGTAATATCCAAATCGCTTTGGAAGATTCAAGCGTGAACATTAAACCGTTCATTCAAGATGCGAAAGACCGCAAGTATTACTCTACAACTGTGTTTGCTGCGGACGTAATGGTAGCTATTCCGTCTATTTTGAAACTTGCAACAAAAGCGAAAGCATAACAACTAATACCGAAAACTATGGCATGTATGAAATTAAATAAGGCTATCGTTTTTGGGTGTGCGGGCGGCTCAGTCGGTTTGGCTGGGCTGTACCTTGTTAACAAATCGGAATTAGCTTCTTTTGTAATGGGTGGCGATGGTGTGACGCTAAACTCTATCGTCCTTGTATCCGGTGCAAAGGCAATTCCGGTTGACTGTTACAAGAACGGCGCAAAAGTAGTGGACGCTTTGCGTACACTGGACGGTGCAGCCGGAATGGAACAGACGGTTACTATCACGGTCTACGATAAAACTTCTGACGGTGCAGCGATTAAGGAATCACTGCTATCCGGGAATTACGTAGCCTTCGCAAAACTCAAAGACGGCGGTAACATTAAAGTTGCCGGACTTAATACCGGGCTGGAAGTGGCAAGCATGGACGGAGATACTTCGGCGGCTGGCGGTTTTGATACCGTAACGCTGAAAACACCGGATAACTCTAGGGGTGATCGCAATATAGTTGCTTTATCTGCTGTTTGGACATATTTAGAAGCTAACAAATTAACTTAACAACATGGGATGTATTAGTAATATCACGGGTGCAATAACCTACGATTGTTTAGGTGGAGCAGTTGGAATAGCTGATTTGTTGCTTATTAACTACTCAGATATCCAATCTATCTCCATCGCCAACGGTATCGCTACTATCACGTTGACTACTTCGGGCAAGGTTATCCGGGTAGCGTCTATCCGAAAGGGTGCAAATGCTACAGAAGCCCAAAGAATTAACGAAAACGCCCCGAATGCGCTGGAACAATCGGTTAATTTTACCGTGTATAAGAAAACGAGTGCGGAAAACGTGTTTATCAATACCATTCTCAATTCTCGCCTTGTGGCGGTTGCAAAAATGGTTGAAACAGGTGTTTACCGTATCTATGGCTGTAATTACGGTTTGGAGGTATCCGGACTGGAAGAATCAGCAAATGATAACGGCGGCTATACCGCCATTACGTTAACCACACCTGAGAATGTTCTAGGAGAAGCCCGTGCGTCAATCACTGAGGCTACCTGGAATACTCTAGTGTCTAAATCATCATAATTATGGCTTGTTTAAAGAAGATAGCACAAGATTTAGCGTTTGATTGCGCTAATCCCGGTTTAATCTCTGGAATTGCCGGAGTAGAAGAAGCCGTAATATTGAACTACGAAGATGTTTCTAGTATCTCGGTATCTTCTACGACAGGACAGGCAGTAGTAACAATGAAAGCCGGAACAAGGGGATATACCGTTCAATCTGTAAAAAACTCTATTCAAGTGACGGAGGCATCGCGGGCAAACGACAATGCTCCTACTATGTTGGAAATATCAGTAGTCATGAAACTTCTTTCATCGTTACCTGTAGTTAGCTACATTATCGCTTTGGTTTCTGGGTCGTTTTTGGTTGCTATTAGAACAAAAAACAACCAATATTTCATTTTGGGATGTAACTCACCGTTAGAGGTTTCAGATTTATCAACTGATAGTTCAACAGACGGAGTTTCAACCGCTACTTTAAAAACGCCGGACGGGTCTTGCGGAGATTTCCATTATAGTATTACGGCGGCACAGTATAACTCTTTAAAAACTGTATAATCATGGCAAGAGCAAAGATAACTGTAACAAAAGATATCAAGCCCGTGCGCGAATTAATTCGCTTAACGGACGAGTTCGAGATTTTGAATCTCTGTAAAAGTATTACGCATCTAAAACTGGACCCTATGTGCCATATGGATCGTGCGTACGCGAAGAAATGGTATGAGGATCACTACTTGACGGGCATACACGTTCGCTACGTAATGAAACCGGGACTATCTATCAATCATGTGGCGGACGGAGTTGTTTACCGTGCATTTAACTGTACGGACGCCATCGCCGAACGAATCATGAAAGAAAATCCGGTTTATAAATCCTACTTTGAGGACTTAGGTCCAATAGAACCACAGGAGGACGTACCGACCGTTTTGCCCGCTGATCCTGAACCGGAACAAACACCGGAAACAGAAGCTCCAGAAGAAGAGAAGCCCGTGGAACCGGAGACCCCCGCTGATCCTGAACCGGAAGCTTCAGTAGAAACAACGCCGGAGGTTTCAGTAGACGAGATTATGAAGGAACTGGAATAAACTAAAAGGAAACGTTAATATGATAGCTCACAAGAAAGTAAACGTAATAGTAGATAGAGCGCTCAAAGTTAACGCTAAGGTTTCCGAAAAGATTGTGGGGTATGGGGACGGAAACCTATACCCCCAAATTTTATCGGAGCTTATATATGCTAGCAAAACCGCCTCTTTGAGTGTGGAACGGCTGAGCGAAGCGATAGAATGTGAAGGCTTTAAAAACCGTGATTTTGGCGAAATGACGAACGCCCACGGAGATAACATGGACGAGATACTGAATATGCTGGCATATGACGTAGCTCGTTTCAGAGGGTGCGCTCTAATTGTCCAGTATGGAGGCGATTATCGCCCTAAAATGATTTATCCCGTTCCTTTCGAATATGTCCGTGCCGGGCTGAATAAAGACTACTTAACGAATCCGGTTATTCATAAGTACGTAGTGTTTAATAATTGGGATCGTCAAAATATCAAGTCTACCCAATTGGATAAAACGGCAGTTACCTATCCGGCGTTCAATCCAGATAACTTTGCGGATGAAGTAGAGTTTTTCGGCGGAATCGAGAATCACCCCGGACAGCTTTTGTACATAAACTTCTTCACTACGAAGCCCTATCCGCTTTCTCCGTTTCATGCAGTCCAGTCTGAGATGCAGGCGGAGGCGATGAACTCCACATATGTAGAACGTACTTTGACCCGTGGCTTCCATATGTGTTCAATTATATCGCATGGAGAGTTTACAGAGCAAGAGGAACAGAATGCTTTTGTGGAAGGGATTAAAAAAGTTATGGGAGCACAGGGTGCTGGAAGCGCAGTTCTTGTTCGTGATGACAATGCTTTGTCTGATAAACCGTTTATTAAGGTAGACCAGTTGGGCGTACCGATTGACGCTAATCTGTATAAGGCTTACAACGAACCGCTAAAGAAGGATATCGCTTCACAAGCCTATAACATCCCTATTCCTTTGGTTGACTCGTCTTTGATCTCATTCTCCAATGCGTCCGGCGAGGTCGTGAAGGAGATGCAGAAAGTTTATCGCCGTTCCGTGACAAAACTTCGTAGTAAGTTGAGTCGGGAAATTGCGCGTGCTTTAGACCTTCCAACAGAAGTATGTGAAATTTATAACGAATTAGAAGAATCTAACTCGACAGTAAACGTTAAAACAGACCCAAATGAATAGTTTTTCCGAAGTAATCAAGAAGTTTCGTGAAATCTTTGATATCGCAGCAGATGTTAAGGACACAGAGATAAACAAATGCATTCAAGAGGCAGATAAACTCGATATAAAGGTAGCTCTTTGCGGTGATACATTCTTTTCGGTGTCGAGTGAGCTAGGAGGTGGAAAAGGAGAGAGTGATATCCCTGTCGGAACCGATTCTGATTCTAATTATTCGTTAGATGTCGTAATAGCCGGGGAAAAATACAATATAGTTCCTCTTTATACGATCCTATGTTATTATGCGTTTGTGCGATATATGAAGATAGCGGACCAAAAAAGCACATCTACAGGACTGAAAACGCAGGTATACAACGGGTCGTTGATATTGCCAGACTATAACAAAAATAAGCGATGGGAAGAGGAACGTGGGAAAGCAGATGCTTTTATAGAGGATTTCCATATTGTATACGAGTTATTTAAGGAATCAGATAATCCAAAGGATAAACATTGTTGTGACTCTGTTAAGCCTTATCGAGTATGTTTTATAAGTTAAAAGAGTGAGGAAATGAAAAGGGAAACGAGAGACGATATTATGATTTGGTCTGCTGTGGGAATGCTCTTCGCAGGAGTGGGGGTGTCGGTTGCAGGTTTTTTAGTTGAGCCTTTAGGTATCATTCATGATACTGTATTATGGTTCTTTGCACAATGCTTGATATGGTCGGGAGCTGTTTTCGGCATCCCTGTCTATGTCAGAACTAAAATTAATAGCATGATTGGTAATATACCCGAAAAAGAAAAAACGGAAGCGAAAAGGAGAGTAAATAATGAACTGGATCAAGAAAAGTAATCGCCCTAAACATTTGCTGTATGCTATTCCAGCAGGAGCACTATTTACTATTTTATTTGTGGCAGGATTGGCGGCAGGGATGGAGTTTAAGGACAGGGATTGGGGTGGAAAATGGGATTGGCTTGATATTGTGGCAACATTAATCGGTGGAGCTATCGGGCAGCTAATTCAAATTTTAATATTGGTTTTAATTTTATAAAATGGCAGAAGTGAAGAAATTAGTACCGTTCATCCTAAAATGGGAAGGCGGTTTCGTAAATGATCCCGACGACTTGGGAGGAGCAACTAATAAAGGTGTTACAATATCTACTTATGAAGCGTATTGCAAGAAGAAAGGCTATCCTAGACCGACTATAGAGAGATTGAAGAATCTTTCTAAAGAAGAATGGACAGAGATCATGAAAACAATGTATTGGGACAGATGGAAGGCTGACGAGATAAAATCTCAGTCACTAGCTAATATCTTGGTTGATTGGGTGTGGGCATCTGGTGTACATGGTATCAAGATACCACAGGAATTAGTCGGTGTACTTCCCGATGGTATTGTTGGACCCAAAACTATTGCAGCTGTTAATTCTCGTAATCCTCGTGAACTGTTTGACCAGATAAAACTAGCTAGGTTTGACTTCATAGAAGAGATTTGCCGGAAACGTCCTGTAAACAACAAGTTTAAACGGGGATGGATGAACCGAATTAATGATCTAAAGTTTGAATCATGAGGTGGTTGATATACATTATCATATTGCTGATGTCAGCAATATGGTTGTCATCCTGCCGGACTCCTCAATATATTCCGGTAGAAACCAAAATACAACTAAAAGATTCGGTAATAACGAGAGATTCGGTTGTAATCAAGGAACAGACGGTTCGGAAGGATTCGGTTGTAATAAAGGACTCTACTGTAATCGTAGTAGACGAATCCGGAAATGTTATCCGGACCGAATTGTATAGGTACCGTGACTGGTATAAGGAACTGTCACGTGATTACTCTGTGTTGCAGGCAAAGTATGATTCTCTTTTTAGTGAGAAACAGAAGGAAATACAGGTGCCATATCCAGTCGAACGTGAACTTTCTTGGTGGCAATCTATTAAGCTACAGGTCGGAGAAATAGCCATAGGTGTGATTATAGGTTTAATCATTATAATTGCCTGGCTAATCCGTCGAAAGAAATAACTACTAAAAATAACACTAAGATTCAAGTAATAAAACTTTGGGTGCCTCTGCTTGAGAAAGTAGGAGCATTTTTTTGTTTGATGCTTAAAATATTTCTTATTGCTTTTGCATTATTCATTTTCTTTTTTAATATTTGTTGGAGGGTACTCATATTGAATACTCATAACCTTTAAACTTATTAGTAATGGAAGATATGAAAGATAATGCATTGAAAGTTCAATTCCGTAATCGTCTAAGAGATGATTGTCAACTAAGTTATTGTAGAGTTCAAATAAATAATGCAAGTATTTCTAAAATCAATGAAGTTAGTATGTTCTTTGATGGAAGAATAGTAAATACTGATCTAAATGTTCTTATTGGTAGTGAAATATTTCTTATACTAGGAGGTGGTGTTAGAGTTATTAGAGATAGAAAGGATGTAAATACTAACTTGATTGAAATGGAGTGGAATTCATTGCTTCGTGCAATAGATTGTTTGTCTGATAAGTAATAATTTTGAGAGTACACTTTATGCATAATTGTATAAAGTTTTAAGAGTTTAGAACGAAAATAGAATCAAAAAAAGAATAGATTATGAGTAATGCAGAAGAACGATCCCGCAAACAGAAAGCCGGTATGAATTGCCCACAATGCGGTGCCTTTATCGAGACTTCTATCTTTGAACTGCTCACTTCTGGCGCCTTGTCGTGCCCATCATGCCACCTATGTATTTCGATTGACCGGACTGGATCAAAACCAACATTCGATGCGTTGCGTAAAGTACGGCAAGCTCAACAAAATTTAGAAGAGAAAAGTAAGTATGATCGAGAAAAGAGGTAG